ACCGTCCGGGCTCGTAGGCAGAAATAATTCCTTAACAAGCCCAGGAGATATTGACTGAAGTTCCTGGGCAACTACGCCTAACATGACTCGTGCAGGAATATGACTCTTGCCAACAGCCGCCCGTTCAGCTTCCTGGTCTACATCAAGTTTAAAACGGAATTTCCTAAACCGGATCTGCAGAAAGTCGTCCCAGGACCCGCCCACAGCCATTGCATCTGCATCTACAATGTCCCTCTTGAGCTTACGATCACTGAAGGCTGAATAGGAATTGTTGGTGTTGTCGATGTCCCCATCGTCCCAGATGACGCACCTATTAGTAAAGCCACCAGCAGCAGTACTAAATTGGTAAAAAACAGTGGTATTGCCAGTAGGAGGTGTGGTATCGCCCCAGTGAATCTGAACACCTGAGGGCGACGAGGTATTGTTGTTTCTAAAGGAGCAAGTTCTTAAAGTAGTAGTGACGATTGCCGTAATTGCAGAGCCGGTAGTTGCCCCTCCTATCCCTATTTGGTTATCGACCCTGAAGTCACCGAAGACCCTGGCCTGTGGACTACTGTTCTGGCACCTGAACCGAGCACCAGCACCAGTGACGAAGTCCATGGTGTCGCCACCGTTCTCATAGATGTAGGTGTGGACTCCACCGTCGATGAAAAACTTCTGCCCTGCTGCTATTACTAGCGCTTCCGGGAAAGTGTAACTCCCTGACCCACCGAACGTGCCTGGATTTATCCTAGCCGCAGCTAACTGACCAGCCGTGATCTTACTCATGTTCAGGTTAGGAATCCGAGCGTCCCCGAGGGTACCAGAATTGACCCGAGCGGCTGGAATCGAACCAGAGTTCATGGTTCCGGTGAAATTGAAATTACCAGTAATTTGGAGCCCGTCAGAATTAATATTTGTCCTCAGACTACCGCCAGTGGCGAAGCCAAGAGTGTTGCCCCCATTCCGGTACATCCCGGTGTCCTGGTCGCTATCAAACGTGTAGGCAGGAGATCCCACATCGCCGTTACTGTTCCGTATCTCCCCAACCACCACAAGGCCAGTAGTGTTAATTGTCAGACGCAGGACATTGGTGACCACAAATTCATGGATTTGACCACCAGTGCTCGTCCAGTACGTGTTGGCTGTACCACCCGGCAGGAAGTGCTTGCCCGAGGGCATCTCAGGGCCACCAGAGCCAATCCCAAACTGCTTTGCACCTCCAAGGAACCAGTTGCTAGAGTCGATGTAGGTGTCGCCCGCGCCATCATCATTAAGAACGAGCTTACCGCTGGCCGGAATGAAGATACTGAAGTTGAAATGGGCATTACCCGTATAGTTCAGGCCAGCAACACCTCCGCCACCTGACGCAATGGACCCAGATAAAGTGGAATCCGTATGGTAAAAGGAGATCTTGCCGCCTAAGGCCATGGCCACATCGCCAAAGATCCCTAGGGTAGAACCATTCCAGAGGAAATAGTCTCCGTTAGGAGGATCTCCGGCCCGGAATACGTACTGACCGCCCTCCAGGCCCATAAAAATACCAGCACCAACTCCTAGTGCAGAGGCATTACCAAAACGTATCCTCTCAGTAACCGATTCAATGAACACGCCTGCCGTAGGCACTCCAGTGGTGATGGCATCCAGACTCTTCTGCCAGTCCCCTATCCGTCCTACGGTCTGAGTCCGTTCCTGGGCCTGCTGTTCCCACCGGGAGCGTAATCTAGGAGCCCGATTGATCATCTTGGGCCCTACGGCAGCCTTCTCAGGCAACTTCACCCGTAGGGGATTGGGGTCTTCTCTAAAAGCCATTAGGCATCCCTGACCATGTCATAGGCCCTGAGAGTCACCCCATGAATGACGAACAGGGTGGCAGCCTCGTCCAGTGTGAGCTGAATCCTGAGCCTATCGCCCTGACCCCCTACATCCACCCTATAGTCCTTGGCCTTCGTACCACCCCTGCCCAAGACCTTGGTGGTCTCCAGGGCGTCATCATCAAAGGCGTGCTTGAAGTCCAGGTTCACCCCAGTTGTGATCTCTGCCTGAACATGTGCCCGGTACAGGGTAGAGATCTGACTGGGCCCATTCTGAAAGAATATCGGTGCCAGTTCAGCAGTCATGGTAAACGCACTACCGCCAGTAGCGTCTGCCAGGACGTCATCAAGTGTTCCAATATCCAGGTGCCTGACAAAGCCGTCCGAACAGCCGGCCACAACGCCTTGAATGCCCGAACTGTCCTCATACTCTGCCAGGCACGTAATCCCGAATGGGTAGATAAAGGGCCCGTACCAAATGCCCAAGTCCAGATTGTAGATGTAAACGGTCTTGTTCAGGCCCCCGTCACCGGTCCTGGCAACTGCCCACAGGATCTCACGCTTACTGGGATTGAAACCCACCACCGCGTTAGCCAACACCGATCGGTCCAGGGCCATAAAATCGTCAAAAACCTTATCGCCCAGGAAGATGCTCTCTTCCTCATTGACCGCGTATGGACCCCTGGTGTCCAGCATGGCAGCAAACTTCTCGATCTTCCTGAAGGCCAGCTTGCCCACACAACCTTCAGTGCTAGACACGCCATCGGTGTCCTGCTCGATCTGAATGTCACTGGCCGTGTAGCCCGTATACCGGACCACAGAATTTTCTGTAGCCACGAGCAACGACCCCCCAATTACTTCCATACTGATCACGCCTTCTCCTGATAGTACGTCCATCATGGCTTCACCGGCGCCGTTGCCAGTATTGATGGTCTGGTCCTCAGGGTCTCCCAAGACACTCCACTGCATGTGTACAGGCCTATCACTGTCCACATAGAAATTCCTGATGTGGTAGGTCTTCACATGAGTGGCATTTTGAGGAGGCTCATTGGCGCCACCGGTGCTCAATCGCGTAAGAGCTGATCCGGTCCATCGCCAGACATTGGTACCGTCCACGAAGTACAGCCTCAGGGGAGCTCCACTGGCACTCTGCCTCATGAGCGTAATGTCCACCTGATCAGTACCAATTACAGGAGTTGGACTATTTAAGGTGAACTCCCCTAGGTCCGTGGTCTTATGGTGCAGGTCCCCATTTGCCAGGGCCACCAACTGCAGGGTTCCAGCATTATTCCACTGCTTGATGCCCAGGACACTGCCGCCCAAAGTAGTGGTATGGATCCTCTTGCTGCCCAGGCGGATTTGAATGGCGCCCCTCTTGGCAGCCAGCCGGCAGTTGGTGACCTCTACCAGTTCGTTGGGCTGCAGAATATCAGGATTGTCCCTGGTGTTTAACCCACCGCGGAAGTCGAACCGCCTTTCAACCATCTTCTCCTTAGGCATCCTGCTTCTTCTTCTGCGCTGCAAGGATTTTAGGTATGGTCTTCTCAGCACTCCGGCCTACAATATATCCGCCCAGGCCAAGAGATATGAGATTCCACAGCTTATCCGGCACCGCCCGGAGAGCCAGCACATCCATAAGCCCCGTTGCAATCAAAAAGATCAAACACCCAAACATCAGCATCATCAGGGGGCGCCAGGATCTAGTAATCCAACTCTCCGACTTAGCCTCAGCAATAATGATAGAGGCCTGAGCCTCAGCCAGAGCCTGATCGTGCTCCAGGCCAGCAATGGCCAGATCATTGGCAATCTTATCCAGGACTGCCTTGAGCTCCAGCTTCTCTCCCGCACTGGTATGCAGAGTATCCACCAGTCCTACCAGTGGCTTGAGAAACCCAGGTAGAAGTCCAAGAAGTCCCATCAGTTCTCTCCGTAGTGGTCTTCGCCGTCCTTGCCATCCTTACCATCCTTACCCGGCTCCCCTTGCGGCCCTGGAGGTCCTGCTGGTCCTACTGGTCCTCTCTCGCCGGGGTGATGATCTGGACTATCCTTACTGCCCCTGTGTAGCGATATAGCCATCCAAAGGAGCAGCGGTCCCACTACACCCAAGGCGAACTTGGTGGTCGTTGACGTACCCCCACAGGAGTTACACTCCCCGGCCGCAATCTGCTCTCGAAGCGCCTCCAGATTCTCATTGAGATTAGCGATCATGGCACTATCACTCATCACCGTGATCTCAATGGGGGTCGGCTCGACGTTCACGATGTTGTCGATCTGCACATCGGGATAAACAACGGTCTGCTGGCCCGACAATGGAGCGACGATCAGGAACGCAGCGAGCAATAGGTATTTCATTGTACGCCTCCAGTGAACAGATCTACAAAAGTCCTGAGCCCATCCATAATGGAACTGAAGACCGTAGCATAAGCCTCGGGGAACAGTACCGCTGTCGCAACCACCAGGATAAAAAACAGGATCTTTTGCCAGCCACTGACATTATCCCAGAATCTAGCCATAGGACTTCAGTCCCCGAGATACTAAAGCCTCATTGGCTCGCTCCAGAAGCTCCCCCTCGACAACCAACTTGGGCCAGGAAGGTACCCAGAGCTCCAGATGCGGCATATCGTCAAATGACTGGTCCAGAAAATCATTATCTCGGTCCCAGTCCTGACCCTGCCGAATCTCGATCTTCTCTTGGTGCGCGATCTGCCGCACAATACCCTGCATGAAGTAGAACCTGCCCTTGAGCTTGGACTGCACCTTAGGCGAGTCATCATCCTGGGGCCAGGGATTTACACCCTTCCGATAGGGTACAATATCTACAGCAATGCAGGGCTTGGTGGGATCGTAGAGCCCATCATCGTCCCTAGGAATATGCCTGGAGTCTAAGGTCCTAGACACGCCCCTCCTGATGTTGGCAATCTGCTGATCTACAGTTCTGGCTCCCTGCTCCACGGAATGGTCATAGACCTCCAGGAGCCCCGTAACAATGATCTGAAGATCATGGTGTAGGGTGGCTAACTCCTTTAGGGAGTTCCTGCCATGGACATAGGCCATCTACGCCTCCTTCTGAAGCGCCTCTAGGACCGCAATGTCCGTAGTGTTCTTGCTGGTCTCTGTCTGCAAATCCTTCAGCCACTCCCGAGTCTCTTCCCGATCTATCCGCATCTGCTCCACAAAGGTCGTGAACTTTTCCTCAATACGCTTTGAGGCCCCTTTCATGACAACGTAAAAGCCTCCACCAGGACCGACCACAACTGCTACCAGGCCAACAATGATCCATACCCAGTTAAGGCCTTCCATCAAGTGCCTCCCCACCCAACATCATCATCCATATTGAGTATCATGACTGGACCCAGGGATCTCCTTTGTACAGCAGCCTTCAGCCTACCAAACTCACTGTCGGCTAAGATTAGGTGCCCCTGATTGTCTTCAGCACCCCCCTTGGTCAACATCCGGCCTGAAGTCTCATATATGGGAGCGGTCTCGTAGCCGTCAGGCCAGACCACATCATCGCCGTCATCCTGATCATTATAGGAAGCCGGCTTGAAGCTGTAGCTGACCTCCACATCATCGGCAGTGTCCAGGGGCGTTACGTAGATTCGATCGCCAATGTGCCAGTAGGCAGGACGGAAACCGGCAAGCAGGATGTCGTTCTCCAGCACAAAATTTCTGGCATCCCCCTCTTCCAACTCCCTGCCATTTCTGACAATGCTCTTAATCCGGTACAGCCTCTGACTGAGATCGCCCTTAAATGCAGCCGGCAAACTGGAGAGCCTCTTGTCTATATATCCAGGGCTCGTGAGGCTCGTAAGGGTGTCCACCTGATTGGTGACAAAGGGGTCTATCTGCAGGAGCTCACCCCACATGGAGTCTAGGGTAAGGCCCGTGAACAGGTCCAGGATCTCGTCTTTCCAGCGGGCCTGCTTGGGATCGTCTAGGGCATCCCGCAACAGCTGCCTGAAATCAAATTTCGTCAGCACCCAGAATACTCCTGGTTAGGCCTCTTGCTTCTCCGCTTCCCGCGCCCGCTTGGCCCTCCGCTCCATGGCGAACTCTTCGGCCTGCTCGTCCTCAGAACGCTTGTCCTTAACCGAGTTGGCCATTTCCTTGGAATGGAGCAGCTTGATATGCGTCTTGAACTCTTCTCGGCCCTCAGCAATCTGGCCGCACCAGGGACATTCGATCCGGGCCTGCCCCGGCTGATGGGTGGCATCGTCCACGGCCTGGTCCAGGGCGAGGTCGGCAGCGTTCACCGGCTTGGGATCCGCTCCACCCGGAGCACTGATGTTATCCGGCCTCTCACCACTGGGATCCGGGCCCAGATACATGTCGCCATTGGGCAACTGAGTCGGCATTCTCATGTCCCTCATCGTACTACCTCCTTCTTGGGGTAATATTCCTTCTGTCTCCACCACCTAAATGTATAATGGGCTTGCCCTCGATAAAGTGCCGATTGTACATCATGTGGTCCAGCATCTCTTCTGCACCCAGAGCTTTAACGCTCTGAGTCTGTTTCTGATTGTGCTCCATGGTCCTACGCATCCTGACCTTCCAGTCCTCCCTCTCATTATCGCACTTGCCCAGGAATTCCACCACCCGATCCAGGATGCTTGATGGGTCCACAGGTAGACTGGTAGGCTCATGGAAATCGCCCCTTCCTGCGGCCTCCGTGAACCAGCCCATAATATCAAATGGTTCACCGATCTCCCCTGAGTGGTACATCTCCCAACGCTTGTCCGTTTCGGGCCACTGACAGGTCAGGGCGTACCGGCCATCCATGCCTTCCTTGGCCCGTACAACGGTGGGAACCCACAGGAGATCCAGGAGGGGATCCATGCCCTTGAGATGGGCACGGACCAGACGTTCGGTGGTCTCATCGACCTTGGCAGTTCGTACAGCTCCAACGGTAATCATCACGCTCTCCCTCTTGGGTTAGGAGAATAGAACGGGAGACCAGAGTCCAACCAACCATTTTCAGGCCGGTCCCCAAGATATGGTCTCTGGCCCCCCGCCCAATACTAGGCCTGGAAGGTGCTCACGATCCTGATGTGAGTAGGCGGGGGAATCGCCGCGTCACCCAATTCGATCTCATGGTTGGCTGCCAACGCAACCACCGTGGCATTCAACACATGAGGCTCACTGGCATCCAGACGGCCCCTGTTCCTGTAATAGTTCACTGCCGTAATCTGCACGGTGTCCGCAGACTCGTCGCAGAGAACCTCCAGCTCCAAAATTCGATCGTGTACCTTACTCATTTCCTACTCCTTGTCCGTGCTAGGACGCTGCCCCAGGGGGGCAAGGAACCCCCCTGGGAGTCAGCCCTAGACTACGTATTCACTCGGATGATCTACCCGAGCTAGGTCGTCGTAATCCGGCACCGGATGCCACTCCACACAGACACTGACATTCGGATTCGCTTCGATCGCCGCCGAGTCGCTGACCAGATCGAAGAACAGGCTGTCGCCCGGCTCCAACGTGTTCTGCTTCTCAGCGGTTTCCGCCGCCAATGTAGCCTCAAACCACTGATTGGCTGCTGGCGTAAGAGTCTCCAGATTGACCGCCGCCAGGATGATGTCCTCAGCACCTTCACTGACATCCTGAACGGTACCAATGAGATTTATAACCCCATCGGCATCTGCCGGAATCACACTGGAGAGTACATGCAACCCAATGATCCTGATGGCCCGTACTCCTACCGGACACCCGAACCTGGGCGCTGCCTCCACTGACACATCGACCGTAAACGCGCCGAGCGACAGAAAAGTCAGCCTTCTCTGGGCCTCGATCTTGGCCCCGTAAACCTCACTCATGATAGCCTCCTATTGGTTAGAAGACCGGCGAGAAGTTCACGGTATCCGTGATACCAGAAATCACCCCGTGGGACGATCTCAGGTAGGCTCCAAAGTTCCAGTACGACGCGAAGTTGGCTTCCCAAGCATCACGCGTATTGGACTGTCTCCACCTCGGGGCGTCCTGGAACGAAATCTCCCCGAAGTCCATCAGGTCAATAAAGACCGTAGATGGACCGTGGATCGCGTTCACTCTACCTCTGGGCGCCCAAGGATCATCGACCAGTGCAGCCCCTGCCACCTGTACCGCAGTGAACCCACCCTTGAGCGTCATGATCGGAGCATCAAAGCGCCTGATCCCCAAGAGGGAGTCACCATAGGCCTGCCAGATGCCCGTGGTGGTGATGAGAAGCATTTCCTTGGGATCGGTGCGCCAATCCACACCAGCACGATTCCTGATCGTGTTGAGCAGGCGCATCAATATCTTCTCGTCAATGGTGGTACTGGTCAGCTTCTGCGCCACCCAACGATCGTCCTGAATGCCCTCAAATGTGCCGAAGGCTGCTTCCACGTCTAGGATGGACTTGATCCCGTGGGGCTCCGCCCCAAACGAGGTGTCATTCGCATCTGTCGCCGCAGTCACACAGGAAACGATGATGTCTGTAGGCGCTTGACTGGATACAGCAGCACCGTAGGTAAGGGTAGCGTTATCACCGGATAGTACGATGTTGGTGATGTTGGTCTTTCCCCGGAGCGTAGCTCCAGTGAGAGTCAGCACCGCAATCTGATCTCCGACCACGAGATGCAGATTCCCTGGACCCGCTCCTATGATCCCATAGGGCGCGGAACAGATCACATGAGTAGTGTCTGTTACCGTGTCGATGATGGCCCGAATGGCGAGAGAATCGGAATACAGAATCCGGTTCTGTTCCAACTGCCACTCTTCCATCACATCCTCAACTACCTTTTTGGCAGCTGGGATGTAACTGGACTTGTTGCCCGCGGTGGCCTTGATCGCCAAACCGTCTACACTGACAGTGGCATAAGTCCTGGCAATCGAGAGTCGTCCTCGCTTCTCAATCGCAATCTTGCTGTCAGGCAAGAATCCCCGAGCAGAGGCAACGAATCCACCTCTACGCCCGAGCTTGACCTGGAAGAACAGGTCGTTACCCCCGTACTGAACCTCTTTCTTACCAAATCTACGGGAATTGGCGAGCAAGGGGGTCATCAATGGGAACGCCTTTTTCCGTACAGGCAAATAGACGTCCTTCAAGACGGGAGTAAAGTCCTGTAGTTCGTGTGGGGCTCCCGGCATATGCGGAACTCCTAATCACGAGACATAAGGTACTTCACGCTTTTCAAACCGTCTCATGGTGCCAGCCCTGGGCAGGTGCTGTCAGGCTGGGTCACTCAGGTCCGAACTTCCGCAAGAGGGTGTATCCGCCGGGTTGGGCAAGAGGTCCTCCAGACTAGGGCAAATAGACCTCCAGCAACTTTCTCATGCAAGCCCCTTAGCACATAGTTCTTGACCTATCATACTGATTTGCACATATTTATACACAGGGAAACACACCATGAGGTACCAGTAGGTATGCAACTAGAAGTCCACAAATCACTATCCCGTAACTCCATACACACCAACGACTTAGGCCACCAGTGCCTGAATGAACGTAATAAAGAGAAGTGAATGAATGTACCCTATCTTCCCCAGGAGAGATACCATGGCTAAACACGAGGCTGTATACGTGCAGCTCAGGATCCCCAAGCCCCTCTGGCAGGCCGTGGGCGACTGTGCCGATAGCATCTTCCAGTCCAAGAACCAGTTCGTCTTACAGGCCCTAGCACAGCGTACCCGGAACTGGACCGATCCCATCACCGGCGAAAAGGTGGTCCAGACCACTACTGTACTATCCCACTACGAGGGCTGGATGTGCGGTCATGGATCACATGCCCTCCAGCCGGCCGCCGAGTGCCGCCTGAAACAGTCCACCCATAAGAAGGAGTTCTACAACGACGGCTACCCCGGCACCAGCTGGGCCGAGTTCTGCAGCCAGGAGGGCCATACCCCATGAGCCTGAACGTAAAAGGCCTCCAGGATCCTGGCTGGCCCCTAAGAGAAGTGGGTCCCCATAAACAGGTAAAGGATCTCAAGGGCATAGAGGATGGTGGCTACTATTCAGTCTGCCAGGATTGTAAGGCATGGTGGGCCGAGGGCGGTAGGTTCAATCCTGAATGCGTGCCCCCTGACACCAGTGATCAGGTACCCGTTGCAGATCCCAGTGGTGCTGCCTAAATTCCTCCAACAGATGGCTGGCCAGCCTAACGGAGAGAACCCATGGCAGTTGCATACAACAAGATCGAGGTCTTTGCCCTAGACCTCTGCAACAAGAAGCACGATCTGGGTGCCGACAATCTCGATATTTACCTGAGCAACGCTGCCCCAAGTGTCAGTGCTGACGAGGTAAAGGCCGACATCCTGGAGATCGGTACAGGTAGTGGATACGCCGGACCCCAGGATACCCAGAATACGGGCGCCGAGTCTACCGGGACCTATACCCTTACTGGAACCAAGGTCGTCATTACCGCCAGTGGCGGAACTATCGGCCCCTTCCAGTACGTGGTCCTGTTCAACGACACCCAGAGCACTCCACTGGACCCCCTGATCGCCTGGTGGGACCGAGGTGCTGCCCTAACCCTCCAGGACGGGGAATCCTTCAGCATCAAGTTCAATTCCAGTGACACTACTGGCACCATCCTGACCCTGGCCTAGGCCATAGGAGCCCCAAGTGGAAATCGTAACCGAAGTCCTAGAAGTTGTTTCCTGCGGCTGCGGCGGAGACCCCAGTGACAAGTCTGCCCCCAGCATTACCTGCACGGGCTGTACGGCCCAGGTTCACGGGGCTACTACCAGGGCCAGCGGCATGTTGTGGAACCGAATGCAGGAAAGGGTCCAGAACCTGAAGGCCTGCTGCAAAAAGGCCACCAACCAGAGGGACGTGGAATCCACTGACGTGCAGCCCCTGGTCAAGTGCGAGAAGTGCGGCAGGAAGTTCCTGAACATCGGCAACTAAACCAGGAGGTATTCCCAAGATGCCTATTGGAATCTGGTACCCAGAGGGTACCGAAAAAAACAGTGACGGCCTCTATCTATGCTGCGCCAACCGGGCCAACAGGAAGCATGTAGACGTATCCCCCGATGGGGCCACCCAGGAGATCTGCACCTATAAGGACGTGCATGGCCGGGTCTGCGGAAGGCGGCATTTCGAGATTGAACTGGATCCTGGCCTGTACGACATGAAGGAAGGCAAGATAGGAATGCGCCTGCTCAAGGATCCCATATGATCACGAAGTTCATGGTCAAGGATCTCAACCTGGAATGCCTCCGGGAAGAGATCGCCAATGCCGGCCTGCCCGAACAGTCCAATATGCTGATCGCCGGGTTCCACCTGCTCAACAAACGGACCTACAATCCATTCAGATCAGGGAGAGAGGTCATTGCCACAGCCACCGGGCAACCGGATACCTGGGCCGAGCCCGGAGAGCTCCAGTTTAGATACGATCCCGAGCTGACAAGCGCCCAGGAAGATGACCTGGACCGGGTGCTCATGGCCCATCAGGCAACCAACCTGAGCCGAATGCAGATCAACCAGGATCAGGATGTCCTGGACTGCGAGGCCATAGCCGAGAACTATCGCAATTGGTCCAGCCTGAACAACCCTGCCAAAGACGAAAATGCTCGCCTGGTGGCCCGCCTGATCTGCAGGAACCAGGACCGCAGCCTGGATCTATAAACCGTGGCAATTGAAAAAGCTGCGGCCACCGCTAACTACACCTTAGATACCACTTCTCCGACCCTGATCACCGGCCTAACACTATCTCCCGCGGCCGGGAATTACTTCCTGTACTGCACCGTCGTACAGGATACCCCAGGCACGGCAGGCAGCAATCAAGGTAACCGCTATCAAGTTTATGTAGGCGGCTCCCTAATCGCTCACAGTGAGAGACTGCACGACGAAGACACCAGTGTGGATGACGACACCACCACATACGTCATAAGCTGTATGGTCAGCCCCACGGCAGGCCAAGCAGTTGAAATCCGGTACGACGCCAACTCCAGTAGCACCCCCCAGATTGCCATGAACCGGGAGATGAACCTGTTCCCCATTGCAAGTGGGGAAGTAGAGGTTACGGCAACGGGCACCAGCACCACCAGTAGTGGCACCTTTGCAGATCTGCTCACGGCCATCACCCCGGCAGCT